GAGTTGCCGAGGACGACATCTTCGCGGTGCTCGTACAGGTGCGCAGCGATGAGTAGGATTGCCGCCTGGATCTCGTATGGCGCATCCGCTGCCGTGGTCCACCCGCAAACGAACTGAATTTCGATAGGGTCGAGGACGCGCAGGGTTGTGGATGGCCAGGATTGCGCATAGGACAGCGCCAGGACGCCCGGATCACGGGCGGTGGATACTTCCCAGTAGTCCGCGGAAAACGTCGTCTGCGTGCCCGCCGTGTCGGTGTATTTCACGTGGGTGACGCTTTGAAGTTGTCCGAACGGCATGGTAAGCCGGTCGCCGCATGGGAAGGCGTCGAGGAACCATTTCCACGTCTGCGTCACTAGCTTGCGCCCGGTGATTGTCTCCACATACGCCTGTGCCGCCCGCACATACGGCTGGTACTGCTCGGGCGGTTGCCCGGCCGCGCGCGCGTGCGCCTCCATCTGCGCATCGGTGATGGCAAATTCGGTAGGCGCGGTGACTAGGGTGTAGGCGTGGGAGGTCATGGGATAATTGGCTATGCCTGATCGCGTTGAGTGCCCGACGTGCCACCGGTCGCACGATGTTAGTTGGGATAGCCCCGAAGAGGTTGGGCCGGATATTTGGCGGTCATTCCCTGTTCCGATCACGTGCGCCTGTGGCGCATTTTTGTCGGCTGGGTCAATTAACGCTCTCCTGTATGCCTCAAAAGTCGGGGCGGAGGAGCCGCCCCGGTCAGTACAGAGGAGATGACTAGTCGAGAGCGGTGTTGGTCGCGGAGCCGCCGAACTTGGGACCGAGGAGAGCGATGGCGATGCCGCCCAGAACGGGCGAATCAACCACCTCGACAGCCTTCAGGCGGGCGTACTTATAGCCCGCGCTGGCGAGTTCCTGCGCATCCACCTGGACGGCGTACATCTGCGAGGAGCCCGCCGTGGTGGCGAACCCGGCCGACGTGGTGGCCGTGACGGCGCCCTGCACGTCAGTGCTGGTGATGGCCTTGTAAAAGAACGGAACCGCCGTGGTGTTGCTTGGCGTCACGTCGTCGCAGGCTTCGACGGTGATTGTGCTGGTTCCCGTGGCGCCGACTCCCTTGTAGACAAGGAACAGGACGCCTTGGTGGTTAGAGACATCGACAACATCGGATGCGACGGTTCCGGCAAAGGCATCGGCCACCGGAGCGAGGCCCGTAATGAAGTGCTGATTTTGGAGTTCTTCGTAACGCATTGGTTTCCCTTTCGTTTCATGCGCGGGCGACTACGCGCCGCCCGCCCGGTGGAGTTGGTTAGCTGCGGGTTTCGACCGTGACAAACGGCGATTGCGTGGCGCTGCCCTTGAACGGCGTCAGCGGCTTGCGTACCATCGCGTGCCCGTTGAAATCCGTGGACCACTTGAACGTCATTTCGTCGTAGATGAAACGGACGTGCATGGACTGAGCCGAGCGAAGCCCGCCTTGGGAAATCGTCACGTACTTGGACATATTCGCCAGAACCACGTCGCCCGCGGTGCCGAGGGTTTCGGCCTGCTCCACGATGACCACGGGGTAGCCAAACAGCGTGCCGAAGTAGGGCGAGCCGGAAGCGTTGCCGTTGGGCAGGAACACTGGCATCTGGCCGACGGTCATCAGCGGAAGTTGGCCGATGGTATCGCGGTTGATGAACCAGCGGATCGTGTCGCCCGGGCTGGCGAGCAAACGGGACAGCATCGACGTGGCGTTTTCGATGACGAAGGTGGCGGCGGCCTGCGCCGATTTCTTGGTCACTGGAACCAGCAGCGAAGCGCCTTCGTAGCTCTGCGTCGCAAAACCAAGGCACTGGCCGACGCCGGTACCGCGCCAAATTTCGTTATCCTTCACGAACGCCATCTCGGACGCAAACGCGCGCTCCAGGATCGTGCTGGTGGCCGGGGCGTTCCGCAACTGCCGGTCCGTCACGTAGGCCAATCCCTTGAGGGTTTCCAGCTTCAGGTCGTGACGGGCAAACTTCGGCTTGGTGGACGTGGGCGCGTCGGCCTCACTGGCACGGTACACACGCACGCCGCCCCAGCGGGAGCCGGTGGCGCGGGAGGTTTCGTCGATGTACGGCAGCTCGATACCGTCCGAGCCTTCGCCAATCGGCACATCGAACGCCAGCGGCGCGATCTGCCCGATTTCGGCGGCCTTCTGCAGGAGGACCGTTGAGAAGTCGGTGCTGACTAAATACCCGCCTTCGCTCGGGACCGTCGAATTGACGCCAGAGGCGTGCAAGTTCGTCTCAAACAGGCGCTTGTCGATCTGCCCGCCGTAGCCGTGGAACGAGCCAGCCGGCGACTGGGCGTAGGCGATGGCCGCAAGCTGCTCGCCAAAGTTGGCAAACGGGCGCTTCGCTTCGTTGTCGCTGGTCACCCGCGCCGGTTCGCGCGTGGCGTTGGCCTTGGCCTTGGCTTCGAGGGCTTCGACGGCGGCAAGTTCCTGTTTGGTTTGGTTCAGTTCCGCCTCTTTGGCATCCACGGACGTCAAGTGGGCGACTGGGTCGGCCGCGGCTTCCGTGGCATTCAGCAGGGCCTGGTATTCGGCCGTAGTTGCGGCCAGCTTCTCAAGGAGTAGCTTTTTCTTCATGTGTTCCTCCTGCCTCCCGGCAGTAGTTGGTTAGTGGTTAGCGGCCAAGGACGCGGAAACGGCGTTGCTTGAGCGCAAGCGCCAGACGTGCCTTTTGTTCGCTCTGATCTGCTTCGCTGGCCGCGCCAGTGGGTGCAGAGAGGTCGGTGAAAAGCTCTGCCGGTACTTCCATGTGGCAGTCACTCAGAAATTGGGCGGATGGGTCAGCACCGCGCGAGACGAGGGAGACGTGGAACGGCTGCCACTTGGTAGCGCGAAGGTGCGGAATGCCCTTCTCGACCGGTTCGGCCTTCACTAGCTCGCCGGTGATCCGCGCGGCCATCGAAACATTTGGCAGATTGCGCTTGTCGATGTCCTGAATAATGCCCGCAAATTCCTGTCGATCAGAAAACCGAACGCCAGCGAATCCGCGGCCGTTTGTAATCCTCGCGCCTTCGATCACGCCGAGCGTGTGGTCGATATCTTCGACGTGATCTACCACGAACGGAGCACGGCCGCTGTTCAACAGCGAAAGGTCCACCGCGTCCGGTTCCATTGAGAACGAGAGGTGAAACATCTTCCGGCCGTCGGTGCGCAGCACGGGCGTGCCAGCATAGAACATGATTTCACGGACTTCTGGCGCGTTGGGTTGAGCGGCGAGGACTTGCCCGCCTGAAATGAATGTCGTTTTCACTGCGCCACCGCCTTCTGTTGTGTCTGCCCGGCCATCGCCACCGGGATCATCGCGCCCTGCACCATGTACACTTCGCCGCCGTCGTAAGGGTTCATGTTTTCGCGCCCGCGAATCTCGTTGGCGTTGATGGCGCCGATGTTGCGCAATGCGGAATAGTAAGCCGCGCGGCCTGCTGAATCACCGCGCATGAGTGCATCCAAATTAAACTCGGCAAAGAACAGGGCGGACTCGCGCGGCCCGAATAGCTGCATGTTGATGCGCCGTTCGATACGGGTACACTCAGGCCGGATGGTGTTGGTTGCCCATTCCAGGCCCTGGTGCTCGATGTGTTATTGGTGGACCGCGACAGTTCGCCAATCATGTGGAGTGGGACGCGGTACATGCGGGCGATCTCTTCCACTTGGAACTTCCGCAGCTCCAGGTATTGCATGTCTGTGTGATTGATCGGAACCGTTTTCAGTTGCATGCCCTCTTCAAGAATTCCCAACTTGCCGGCGTTACGGACGCCGCCGAAGTGCTTCATGAAGTATTCGAGAATTCCCTCTTTTGCCTTGTCGGATAGCGTGTTTGGGTGGGCAATGTAAGCGGGTGGGGCGGCGTTGTTGCGAAAGTACCGCGCGCCATAACTTTCGGCATCGGCGGATAGCTCCAACGATTGCCGCATGTAGGCCACCGGGCTCATGCCCTTCAGCCGCTTACGGCCGTCGTAGCCCATGCCCGGGATGTGGAGAATGTCGCCTTCGGCGTAGGTCTTCGGCGCTGCCCCGGTAGTTTCCACGAAAACGATAATCCCGGTTTCGTCGTCCCGCTGGACGTTCATTTTTTCCGGATCTATCGGGATCAGCTCGGCGACGTTGTTTCGCGCGTCAGTGAGGATTTGCGCGTAGAAGTTGCCGTCAGTGCAAAGGTTCTGCTCCGCAATTTGCCAGAACTCAAACGCGCTCATAGAGTCATTGGGCGCATCGTGAAGGATTCGGTATAACGGGTGCTGCCTGTCCACCGTGCGGCCATCGGCTTCGCGCCGATACACCTGGCATGGCAGGGAGCCAATGGTTTCGGAGCGCAAGCGCACGCAAGCGTTGACTGCATTGATGCGGAGGGCACCGCTATCGCCAGCGAACTGACTAAGATATGAGCCGGAAAGCGGTGCCACTGGGCCATACCAGAACTCGGAATCAGGCGGAGGCGTAGCGCCCAGCTTCACTAGTAGTTTCCCAAATGTGTTCAAACTGGCGCTCCTCTCGTTTCCCAGATGGATTTTTTGTCTGTGGTGATAATCGCAATCCCGGTCGCCATAGAAATGGCAATCACCGGATCGATTCGCTTCGAGTTCTTCATGCGCTCCGGCTTCACCGGCTTGATGAGGTCGCCCGGCGCCTGCGTGATCTGCGTGCAGTCAACGGACCAGCGGACCAGCGGCGAGCCTTCGTGGACCGCAGCCCGGTCGTAGACGAGCTTTTCAAACCGCCGGCACGCTGGACTCATTGACTGGTAGCCCTGCCCGAAGTCGATCACGTCTAGGCCAGCGTCTTGTAATTCGCGGGCGGTGTCGCGCGCCCCGTAGCGATCAAACGCTATGGCCTTGATGTCGTACTCATCGGCCAGTTCTTTGATGTGAGCGGTCACGTACCGCCAGTCTGTTGTAGTGCCTGGTGTCAGCCTGATATGGCCGTCTGCGGCCCATTGTGCGTAGGGTACTCCGTCGCGCTTGCTTCGGTCCTCAAGACGCTCGCCGGGTAGGTAGGCCCAGACTCGGTAGTAGACTTTTTCGCCCACTGGCCAGCACAGCGCGAAGGCCGTGAGATCGTGGACGGCGGCAAGGTCGAGACCGCCGTAGCAGGGATATCGGCGAAGTTCCGCCCAGTCAATCGGCGTCAGCGATGCGCAGGCGTCCCATTCGTGAATCGGTATCCATTGGGTTTCTGCGGAGGTCCACTGGTTCAGGTACAGGCGCCGGAACTGGTTCTGCAGGTCCGGGCGGGCCATGGCCTCTTCGTGGATCAGCGGAAGGTAGGTTTCGTCTACGATCTCACCGGTTAGGACTCGCTTTGCGTACTCATACTCCCGATAGCAAATAGTTTCCTGATCGCTGCCAGCGGTGGTGATAATCACCCGGAGTGGCTGCTTGCGGCTCTTGCTGCCCGTGGTCAGCGCGGCATACAGTTCGGCTTGTGCCGGTCCCCAGGCGTGGAGTTCATCGAACACCACCATGCTTGGGTTGTAGCCGTGCTTACGCTTGCCGTCGGACGACAACACCCGGATAATCGAGCCGGTTCCCTTGTGGCGGATCTTGCGCTGGGAAAGGGTGATCTCTACCATCGCCTCCAGGTCGGGCGATGCGGTGATAAGGTCGTAGACGGCCTCGAAGCAAATGGCGGCTTGATCGGTGTCCGTCGCCGCGAAGTAGATTTCCTGCTTAGGCTCGTCGTCCAGGAAGAAGATCACAACCACCAGCGCGGCGGCGCCCTGCGTTTTCGCCTGTTTGCGGCCGAGGGTCTGGAATATCTTGCGGTACAGCCGGCGCCCGTCGGCCCGCTTCCAGGCCACGGCGTTGATAATCATGCGCCGCGTGTGCGGCAGGAGAACGAATGGTTCAGGTCCACCGGAGCGGGTTGATTTTGTCAGCGTGAGGGTGCCGATGAAGGCTTCGGCTACGGCAGCGGCCTCCGCGTCAAACCATATTCCCGTTTCGTTTTGCACGTTCAATCAGCGCCAGCGTCGGCGACAACGCCGTCGGCTTGCGAGTGTCCTTGATTCCGGCCCGTTGCCGGTTCCGCGGCCCGATGTTCAACTGGCTGCGTAGTTCGTCGATCTGCCGCCCCCAGGCCAGCTTGGTACGGCCGTCCGTTTCGTTCCGCCGCTCGATCATGGCGTCTGCCAGTTCGGCGTATTGGTCGGCGTCCACCTGCCGGATAGCCACGCCCGCGGCGCGGTTCTCGGCGACGAGCTTCTGAAAGAGTTTCAGCCGGTCAGATTTGCACCATGCGGGAGGTGCGATGTCTTCTTGGATCGGCTCAGGGATCACCCCGCCGTTTTCGATGGCTCCGCGCCTGGATGTTGGGTCGCGTTGTACCCCTCGAAGGCCCATAATGATAACTCGAAATCCAAAATCTGGAAAAAACTCGCG